AAGCAGAGACTCCAGAAGTTGTGACTGGATGGAACTGTGAATTGTATGATATACCTTATATTGTTGGTCGTATTGAACGATTAATGGGTGAGAAGACTGTCCGTAAACTTTCTCCTTGGGGATATGTTCGTAAGAGAGATCTTGTATTACATGGTCGTAAACAGATTGCTTGTGAGATGGCTGGTATATCTGTAATTGATTATCTTGATCTATACAGAAAGTTTACTTATAAGGCACAAGAATCTTATAGGTTGGATCATATTGCTAGTGTAGAACTCGGTCAAAAGAAATTAGATCACTCTGAGTTTGATACCTTCAGAGATTTCTACACAGGAAATTGGCAGAAGTTTATTGAATATAATATAAAGGACGTTGAACTTGTAGATCAACTTGAGGATAAGATGAAGTTAATTGAACTTTGTCTTACTATGGCATATGATGCAAAGATAAACTATAATGATGTATTCTTCCAAGTTCGTACTTGGGATGCTATAATATACAATTACTTGAAGAGGAAGAACATTGTCATTCCACCAAAGGTACGAACAGACAAAGACACACAGTACGCAGGGGCTTATGTCAAGGAACCGAAACCAGGAAAGTATGATTGGGTTGTCTCTTTCGATCTCAATTCTCTTTATCCTCATCTTATTATGCAGTACAATATTTCGCCAGAGACCCTCTGTGAATCACGGCATCCATCCGTTACAGTTGATAGACTCCTCCAAGAGCAGGAGGTGATTGATGGGGATTATGCAGTTTGTGCGAATGGAGCTCAATATCGGAAGGATGTACGAGGATTCCTTCCTGAACTTATGGATAAGATGTACAGTGAAAGAGTCATCTTCAAGAAAAGAATGCTTAAAGCAAAGCAGGATTATGAAAAGAAACCAAGTAAAGCACTCACTAAAGAGATCGCTCGATGTAATAACATCCAGATGGCCAAAAAGATATCTCTTAATAGTGCTTATGGTGCTATTGGGAATCAGTATTTTCGATACTTTAAATTGGCTAACGCTGAAGCCATTACCCTGAGTGGGCAAGTTTCTATTCGTTGGATAGAAAATCGGATGAATAGAAAGTTAAACAAGATTTTGAAAACAGAGGAGGTTGATTATGTTATTGCTTCAGATACTGATTCCATTTATCTTAATATGGGGCCTTTTGTTGACGCTATATTCAAGGGGAGAGAGGCGACTAATGTGGAGATCGTTAATTTCCTTGACAAGGTGTGTGAGGTGGAATTTGAAAAATATATTTCTAATTCTTATCAAGCGTTGGCCGACTACGTGAATGCTTATGATCAAAAGATGTTCATGAAACGTGAGAACATTGCTGATCGTGGTATCTGGACTGCCAAGAAAAGATACATCTTGAATGTGTGGGATAGTGAAGGGGTTCGTTATGCTGATCCTAAACTCAAGATAATGGGTCTAGAAGCAGTTAAATCATCAACTCCTGCACCTTGTAGGCAAATGATTAAAGACGGTTTGAAGGTTATTATGAGTGGCACTGAGGATGAGATGATTGATTATATTGATAATTGTAGAAAAGAATTTAAATCACTTCCACCTGAAGAGATTTCATTCCCAAGATCAGTTTCTAATGTGACCAAGTATAAGGGAACTCATAACATATATGAGAAAGGAACACCGATGCATGTACGAGGTGCATTACTGTTTAATCATTATGTCAAGGAAAGAAAACTGGATAAGAAGTATGCATACATACAAAACGGTGAAAAGATAAAGTTCTGTTATTTGAAAGATCCAAATCCAACAAGAGAGAATGTGATTTCTTTTATTCAGGATTTTCCAAAGGAACTTGATTTGGCAAGATTTGTTGATTATGATACTCAATTTAATAAAGCATTCTTAGAACCAGTTAGAGCAATTTTAAATGCTATTGGTTGGTCTGATGAAAAGAAAATTACATTGGAGAGTTTCTTTGGATGAGTAGTAGATGGACTGTGGTGTGGTCTGTATATGACGAAAAAGTTTTTGGGCCTACCCAAAAATATAGACAGTTTGAAGATCATGAAAGTGCAAAGTGGTTTGCAAAGGAGATGGAAAAGTGTTATAATTGGTCTATCTGTGTACGGAGTAAACTCTTAGAGGATTTGTAATGGACTTTTTAAAAGAAATAGTAAAGGAAATCGGTGATGATTACACCCAACTCGCAGCAGACATCGACGAAAAAGAAGAGTTTATCGACACAGGTTCATACATCTTTAATGCAGTGGTTAGCGGTTCCATTTATGGTGGCGTATCTAGGAATAAGATTACTGCCATCGCTGGTGAGTCTAGTACTGGTAAAACTTTCTTCTCCCTCGCAGTTGTCAAGAACTTTCTGGACAATAATCCTGATGGTTACTGCCTTTATTTCGATACTGAAGCTGCTGTTAATAAAGGATTACTTGCATCCCGTGGTATAGATCTAAAGAGATTAGTAGTTGTAAACGTAGTTACCATAGAGGATTTCAGGCAGAAGGCACTCAAGGCAGTTGACATTTATCTAAATACTAAGACAGAGGATCGCAAACCTTGCATGTTTGTGTTAGACTCACTGGGTATGCTTTCCACTGAGAAAGAAATAACTGATGCACTGAACGAAAAGCAGGTTCGGGATATGACCAAATCCCAACTTGTGAAAGGTGCGTTTAGGATGTTAACCCTAAAACTTGGTCAAGCAAATATTCCACTTATAGTTACAAATCACACCTACGATGTCATTGGATCTTATGTCCCTACTAAAGAAATGGGAGGAGGCTCTGGTCTCAAATATGCCTCGTCTACGATCATTTATCTCTCAAAGAAAAAGGAAAAGAGTGAGAAAGAAGTTGTTGGTAACATTATTAAAGCTAAGACGGTCAAGTCCAGACTTAGTAAAGAAAATAAAGAAGTAGAGATTCGTCTCTACTATGATGATCGTGGTCTAGATAGATATTATGGTCTCCTTGAATTGGGAGAGATTGGAGGACTGTGGCAAAATAAAGCAGGACGTTATGAAATTAACGGAAAGAAAGTTTTTGCCAAACAGATACTAGCAAATCCCCAAGAGTACTTTACCCCAGAGGTAATGCAAGCTCTTGATGAGATTGCACAAAACCACTTTAGTTATGGATCTTCTTGATGGAAAAGGTTGAAACAACCATTCTCAAAAATTTAATCTTTAATGATGATTATTCCAGAAAGGTTCTACCTTTCATTGAAAAGGAATATTTTGAGAGTTATCATGAAAAAGTAATCTTTGATGAGATTGCTAAGTTCATTATTGAATATAATAACCTTCCTACAAAGGAAGTACTTATTATTGAGGCAGAGAAAAGAACAGATATAAGTGATGATGGGTTTAAAGACATTTGTGATGAGGTTGGTGCGTATGAAAACATACCAACTGATATGCAATGGTTACTTGACACCACAGAGAAATGGTGTAAAGATCGTGCTATCTATCTTGCATTAGTTGAGTCTATCAGTATTGCTGATGGTAATAACGAGAAGAAGAATCAAGATGCTATTCCATCTATTCTATCTGATGCATTAGCAGTTAGTTTCGATAACCATGTAGGTCACGATTATTTACAGGATTATGAAGAGAGATTTAAGTTCTACCACACGAAAGAAGAGAAGATCCCGTTCGATCTCGAATTCTTTAATAAAATTACGAAAGGAGGTCTACCGAATAAGACTCTCAACATTGCTCTTGCTGGCACAGGGGTTGGAAAGTCTTTATTCATGTGTCATGTGGCTAGCTCAAGTTTACTCGAAGGAAAGAACGTACTCTACATCACTCTCGAAATGGCAGAGGAAAAGATTGCGGAGAGGATTGATGCTAATTTACTTAATGTCAATATCCAGCAACTTCCAGAAGTCCCAGAAATAATGTATGAGAAAAAGGTTACTGCATTGGCAAAGAAAACACAAGGAACATTAATTATTAAAGAGTATCCAACTGCATCTGCACATGCTGGACATTTTAAAACATTATTAAATGAACTTGCATTGAAGAAATCGTTCAGACCTGATATAATATTCGTAGATTATTTGAATATATGTGCATCATCACGGTACAAAGCAAATGGTAATGTTAATTCGTACTCCTATATTAAGGCGATTGCGGAGGAACTTCGTGGGTTGGCTGTCGAAAGTAATGTACCGATTGTTAGTGCTACTCAAACTACTCGTTCTGGTTTCGGTTCTAGCGATCCTGACCTTACTGACACTTCAGAATCCTTTGGACTCCCTGCTACTGCTGACCTTATGTTCGCTCTCATATCTACTGAGGAGTTGGAAGGATTAAACCAGATAATGGTTAAGCAATTGAAGAATAGATATCATGATCCTACTATGAATAAGAGATTTGTAGTTGGTGTTGATAGAGCAAAGATGAGATTATATGACTGTGAACAATCTGCACAAGAAGATATAGTTGACAGTGGCCAAGAAGAGGAGTATAATAATACACAAGACAAAATGAAAAAGTTCGCTGCTTTGAAATTCTGATGCCTAAAGAAAAGAAGTATGTTCCAGTATTGGAACCAAAATCAACCTCATACATAGAGTATATTGAACTTGGCAGGACTGTAACTCCTCAACCAGTATTCAAAAAAGATACTATTCGTGTTAGATTATTACAAAGATGTTTGGGTAATCCAACAGAAACTTTTGATACAGAAAAGAATTGGGAATATGATGTTCCATGGCCAGTTGAAGAAGTGAAGGTTGAAGAAAAAGTTGCAGAGAAGCAACCAGTCAAAGAAAAGAAAAATTTACTACAGAGATTGAAAAATGGCTAAAAAAGTAGACTTTGATAAGTATGCTGAATTTGTGGATGCTGTAACATCCGACGAATCAAAAGACTTTCTTTCACTATCTGACCGTCTAGTACAGTTGGATGAGAAGGGTGCAAATATAGAAAGACTCCTTACTGCTGGTGTTGGTCTCAATGCTGAAGCAGGTGAGTTTTTAGAGATCATTAAAAAGATGATCTTCCAAGGAAAACCTTGGAGTGAAGATAATCGTGAACACCTTGTAATTGAACTTGGTGATGCTATATGGTACATTGCAAATGCATGTATGGCACTTGAGGTATCATTCGATGAAGTTGTTGC